GGAGCAGCTTGCACCACACTTTTAAGTAAAGAAATTATAAATACAGATCAACCTTTACTTATAGCTAACTCTGACCAGTACGTTCAGTGGGACACGAGCGAATTTTTATATAAAATGCAAGAGCAAGATGCAGATGCTGGTATTTTAACTTTTAAATCTACACATCCTAAATGGTCTTTTGCAAAGGTAAACGATGAGGGAGATGTAACAGAAGTGGCAGAGAAAAAACCTATTTCTGATATTGCTACAGTAGGAATCTACTACTGGAAAAAAGGCTCTGACTATGTAAAATATGCTGAACAAATGATAGAGAAAGATATTCGACATAACAATGAATTTTATGTTTGTCCTGTTTTTAACGAAGCCATACAAGATGGTAAAAAAATAAAAACATTTGACATAGAAAATATGTGGGGATTAGGTACTCCAGAAGATTTAGATTTCTTTTTAAAAAACAATTAAATGATTTTAATATCCCACAGAGGCAATCTTCATGGCAAGCAGCCAGAAAGAGAAAATACAGTTCAGTATATTAATGAAGCTTTAGACAAAGGTTTTGATGTAGAGATAGATTTATGGGGTAAAGATAATTTTTTATATTTAGGTCATGACGGACCAGTTGATTTAATTGATCCAGTTTATCTTAAAAACCCATCTTTGTGGTGTCATGCTAAAAATATAGATGCAGTAGTTCAGCTCCAATATTTAACAAAAAAAGGAGGTTACAATATACATTATTTTTGGCATCAGAGAGATGATGTAACACTCACTAGTAAAAATTATATATGGGCATTTCCTGGAAATCAACCAATAAAAAATAGCATTGCCGTTATGCCTGAAACATCGAATGATAAACTAACTGACTGCATAGGAATTTGCAGTGATTTTATAGCACAGTACAAATGAAAAAGATAATAGTAACAGGAGTAACAGGGCAAGATGGTAGTAACATGGTGGACTATCTTTTAGAAAATACCACTCACACTATCATTGGAGGAGCTAGAAGACTAAGTGTTAAAAATCATGACAATATTCTTCACTTATTAGACAACCCTAGATTTTTTCTTATTGATTTAGATGTAACTGATCCTCAGAATGTAGACAGAGTTATAGCTGAGCATAAACCATATTACTTTATAAATTTTGCAGCAAATTCTTTTGTAGGCACAAGTTGGAAAATGCCTACCCAACACATGGAGACAAATGCTTTAGCCGTCTTACATCAGCTTGAAGCAATAAAAAGACATTGCCCAGAGTGCAGATATTACAACGCTGGCTCCTCTGAAGAGTTTGGGGATGTCGTGACTGAACCTCAGACAGAAGAACACCCACTTAGACCCAGAAGTCCTTACGGCGCTTCTAAATGCTCCGCTAGGCACTTAGTTAAAGTATATAGAGATTCTTATAATTTATATGCTATTCAAGGCTGGCTTTTTAATCATGAAGGCGTTAGAAGGGGATCTGAGTTTGTAACAAGAAAAATTACTCAGAACGTTGCTCGCATTAGTCATGAGTATGCTAGCAAACAATCTTTTGAGCCGTTAAAACTTGGTAATGTAGACTCTAAAAGAGATTGGAGTGATTCAGAGGACTTTATGGATGGTATATGGAGAATGTTAAATCAAGAGCAATACTGGATTAATGTTTGGAGAAAAACGCCTGATGATTATGTATTATCTTCTGATGAGACACATACAATTAGGGAGTTTGTTGAAGAAGCATTTAATGCAGCGGGATTCCATAGATCAATGTGTAGGTGGGAAGGAATAGACCAAGATTGTAAATATTTCCATGGCGATGACTTACTAATGGAAGTTGACCCGCAATTTTATAGGCCAGCAGAGGTTGATTTACTTTGGGGTGATTCCAGCAGAGCAAGAGAGGAGCTTGGGTGGAAGCCTAAAACTAATTTTGCAGGTTTAGTTAAAAAAATGGTTGATAATGATTTAAAATTGCTGAATAATAATTAGTGCTTTTAAATAAAAGAGAAATACTTTTTCGTCTACTTGACGTACCAGAGAAAGGCAGAAGACCTTTTTTTGCTAGGGAGATGAAAATGCTTAATAATCTCATAGAGAGATATTCTCAAGAATTTATGTCTTGTATATCTTTTGAAAATAAATTTGACTCCCTAGCGTACTTGACAAGCCCGAAACTTAAAACTACATTAGACGAAAAATTCAGGGCTTTTAATTTTAGAGTAGACTTTTCTAAATATCCAAAGTATAATATAGGTAAAAAATTTGGCAAAGATGCTAAAGTAAAAGCTAAGAAAAAAACAATTAAAGACTTTTTAGATGAGTGATATAAATCCAGAAAAAATATTAGAGAATTTTTTGAAAACAAATAAGGAAGATCATTATAATTTTGAGGTAGAGGAAAACTATAAGGTTTCTAGTGGCTCTTTGCAATTTGATGTGGAACTTGGAGGAGGCTTCGGGCCTGGGTTGCATAGATTTACAGGTATGAACGAAGGCGGTAAAACATCTGAGTCATTACAGGTTATGAAAAACTTTTTGGAAACCGTACCTAATTCAAGGGGTTTTTATATAAAGGCTGAAGGAAGACTTTCTCCAGAAATGAAAGAAAGATCTGGGCTTAATTTCGTAACAGAACATTCTGAATGGGAGAATGGCTCCTGCTTCGTTTTTGAAAGTAATATTTATGAAGCAGTTGCCGAGATTATAACAAAGCTAATTGACCACAATGAGACAGGAATAAAGTACTGCTTTGTTTTGGATTCTGTTGATGGCTTAATTCTAAAGAATGACAAAGCTAAAGGATATGAGGACTCTGTAAAAGTTGCAGGGGGCGCAGTTGTAGCTGCTACGTTTATGAAAAAGATGTCAATTAAATTAGCTAAAAGAGGTCACATGGCTATTTTTATTTCTCAAGTTAGAGCTGACATAAAACTTGACCCCTATAGTAAAGCGCCTGTTAGACAAACCACAGCTACAGGAGGAAATGCCCTTTTACATTTTGCTAACTGGATTATAGAGTATGATCCAAGATTTGCTGGAGATCAAATTTTAGAAGACCCAACAAAAAAGCATGACCCAAAAACTAATCCAATTATTGGAGTTCACGCTAAGGTCACAGTAAAGAAATCTCCTAATGAAAAAACAAATCAAAGGATCACTTACCCCATAAGGTACGGCAGAAAAGGTGGTACATCTATATGGATTGAAAAAGAGATTGTAAACCTTTTGGAGTCTTTTGAATTTATTAAAAAGAGCGGTGCTTGGATAAGTATTACTGACGATTTTAAAGATCTTTTGTCAGAAAATAAGCTAGAGTTCCCAGAGAAAATTCAAGGCATGAATAAAGTATTTAAATACATAGAAGACAACCCAGATCTATGTAATTTTCTTTTCAATTATTTTAAAAAATATATTCAAGAGATGTCATAATGAAGTTTATTGATGTCTATGGCCGAGAAAGAAATCTAAAAAACGCAAAGAAATATCTCATAAACTGGGACAAGCCTAGCAGAAGCAAATTTCAAACTAGGGTAAAAGATTTTTTGCAACCATTTTGGATACATGATATTGTATTCGAAGAATTTAGAGTCGTCGGAAGTAGATTGACTTTAGACTTTTATAACGCTAATAAAAAAATAGCAGTAGAAGTACAAGGAGAGCAGCACACAAAATATGTTAAATTTTTTCATAAAAATAGATTTAAGTACTGCGACCAACTTAAAAGAGATGAGGACAAACTTCTATTCTGTAAAAGCAACAATATAAAACTAGCAGAAATATACCCGCAAGACGAAATAACAGCGTCTCTTTTTGTGGACCAACAAATATACCTATGATAGAAGACGATGATGAAGATGTGGAATTTAGCATTCCATCTGAAATGGTGGACAAATTATATGAATTATCTGGAGGTATCGATAAATACAAAGGTATTATTATGGCAGTATCCTCTGAAAATGGGCAACCTTTGATATACCAGAGGTTTGATTGCTCAATGACTGAGTTAGCTCTTCTAAAAGCTTTAGAAGGTTTTATAAATAGAGATGAAAAACCAGAAGAAGAATGATATATTCTTACGAATTAGAAAAGCAGTTATTGGCGGGCCTCTTAAAAGATCCTGCATCATTAACAGAGATATGTAACTTTATATCTGTTTCAGATTTTTATTCTGATCAAAGCTCACTAAATTCAACGATCTTTAGAATAGTAGAACAAGCTGTAAATGCTGGTGATGATATAGATGAAATAATCATAGCTCAAAGAGTAAATGAGGTAGGTCTATCTTTTGAAGATAACTTAAATCCATCTGATTACATTAAATCATTAGCGTTAAGAAAAGTTCCAAAAGGTAATGTCATAAAGACGGCCAAAGAATTAAAAAAATATTCTATAAGAAGAGAAATATTAGCGTCGTCTGAGCAAATAGCTCGTAAGATGAAAAAAATGCCTCCAGAGGCTTCTTACAGAGACATAGTCGAAGCTTCTGACTCAATATACAATTCCAGGATTAATCTTTATGAGTTAGGCAACGATACTCCAGTTAACATCTACGAAGAGATGGAGGACTTGGTGGAAGATAGAGGCAACAACCCATTGACAGAATTTGGAATGATGGGGCCACATCCTAAAGTTAACGAGATCTATGGATCATTACTAAGAGCAGGAAACATAACTGTTATAGTAGCTAGATCTGGAGTTGGAAAAACTCAGTTCTGCATGGACTACTCCACTAAAGTTAGCCTTGAGTATGATGTACCTGTATTGCATTTTGACAACGGTGAAATGAGTAAGGAGGAGCTTATAATGAGACAATGTGCAGCATTGTCTGGCGTACCCATGCATCTTTTAGAAAGCGGTAAATGGAGACAAGCTGGTAAAGATGTAGTTGCTAAAGTAAGAAGTGTTTGGCCTAAAATAAAAGAATTAAAGTTTTATTACTATAATGTCGGCGGCATGGATGTTGATTCAATGGTCAACACACTTAAAAGGTTCTACTACTCAAAAGTAGGAAGGGGAAACAAAATGGTTTTCTCTTTTGATTATATTAAAACAACATCAGAATCATCCGCTAATAAGTCAGAGTGGCAGATAGTTGGAGAAATGGTGGATAAATTTAAGAAGTGTGTTCAAAAAGAAATCATATATGAAGGAGAGCCTGTCATACCTATGATTACTTCTGTTCAGTCTAACAGGTATGGCATAACGAATAACAGAACAGCTCAGTCAATAGTTGATGACGAATCAATTGTTTCACTATCAGATAGAATCACTCAATTCTGCTCCCACATGTTTATATTAAGAAACAAAACCGCAGATGAAATAGAGTTAGAAGGGCCGCAGTTTGGTACTCATAAATTAATAAATGTAAAAGCAAGACACCTTGGCAGTGATATTGCTGGTGCAGTTGAGCCAGTTAGAATCAATGATACCTTAAGGAAAAATTCAATTAATTTAAATTTTATTAATTTTAATATAAGCGAGTGTGGAGACTTAAGGGATATAGCTAGGAGATTAAATGGAGAAGTTGACTTAAACACAGAAGGAGATGAAGAAACAATCCCAGACTTTGACCAGTTCTGAGCAATTCCAGGAGATATTAGAGAGCTTAGGCTACAAGCTGATTGACTGCGGGGATCACTGGAGAACACAAGCTCTTTATAGGGATGGAGACAATAAAACAGCCTTAAAAATCTACAAGAATACAGGTGTATGGATGGATTTTGTTGAAAACAAAGGATCTAAACCTTTTGAGGCTTTACTAAAAGCGACCTTAAAAGATAATACCACAGATTTAAAAAGTGTATTATCTAAAGTAAATCTTAGTGATGTAAAAACTTACAAGAAAAAAGCTACATTAGAAATGGAAAAAATTTATCCTGAAGACTGTCTGCAAAATTTATTCCCAAACTATAAATTTTACAATAACAAGTTGATATCAGAGCAAACTCAGAAAAAGTTTGATGTTGGTTTAGCTGGTGTGGGCAAAATGTATAGAAGAATGGTTTTCCCGATATATAATAGAGAAAAACAAATTATTGGTTTTTCAGGAAGGAAAGTAGATGACAACAATAATTATCCTAAATGGAAACACATAGGGAAAAGAAACAGTTGGGTTTATCCAGCATTTAATTTAAAAACCGAAGTAGCTGAATCTATTGTAGAAAAACAAGAAGTTATTTTAATAGAAAGTATAGGAGATGCATTAGCGCTATATGAACAAGGCATTAAAAACATTTTGGTTATTTTCGGCTTGTCTGTTAACAGCAATATTATTTCTTATCTTAGTGGTATGCCAATCAATCGGATTATTATTTCTACTAATAATGA